CCAATTACATCTACCACACCACCAATCCATTGACCTAAATGACACAGAGGTGAGGCTTAGACACATCCCCGGCACACCATTTGATAATACAGTCAGGGTCTACCAGCCGACTCACATCGAATCCTTAATGCGCCGCATCATTGGCCCCCAGTTTGATGAACTGATAGCTGGACAGGAGGTGACCCAGTGATCTACACCCTTCTCATAATCATCTTGATCGCTGTTGTCGGCTCGCTCATTAAGGAGAGGCAGTTAACACGGGCCTATAAGAAATCCCCGCTGTACGTTGCCTTTGAGCCAGAGAAATACCTAGCTGACAAGGCTAAGCAGGAGAAGCCTGTGCCGCCTGTCATCCGTCCCATCTCTAAAGACTATGAAGGCTGGAGCTAACCCGCTAGCGCGGGTCTTGCGCTCGCACCCCATCCGGTGGGTGGGGGCGCGATGCTCAGCCCCTTTCACATTTAATTAATTAATTAAGGAGTAACACTATGTCGTATCGCATTCGCGGAGAAGTCGCTGTTGATATTGAGGACTACCACTACAACGGTGACATTGAGGTTGCTTGTGATGTCGAGGGCATCAGCGAGTTGATGTCTGAGAACAACATCAGCACCCAAGAGGTGGTCGATTATCAGAACCAGTACACCGATGACACGTACCGCTTCGATGTTGAGCGAGATGATGTCATCACACACATCGAACACCTTGGATTCAAAGAAACAGAAGAGATCATTGCTCACTGCATGGGTCATCTGTCCTACCTGTTTGCCAAGGAAGCGAACATCTCTCACGAAATCCAGCAGGAAAAGGAAGCACTCAAGGCCAAGATGATGTTGGCTGAGGGCGAGCTACTCACACTCAAGGCTTCCAAACTTCCTGATATCCAACCTTCTAATTAGTGCTTGCAATCTCGCTTGCTCTGTATTAGGATGTACTCAGTGGTTAGTCGTTATTACTAGCCACTACTCACAAACTACAAGGAGGCAACATGCCTAACTACTCTCGGATTAACGATCCCATTTGCGAGCTGGTCCGCCGTGCAATAGACAAGGACGATCCTACTCAGCTCCCGTGGAGACGCGAATGGAAAGCAGGCGATTCGATCATGCCTACTAACCACTACACCAACCATCAATACTCTGGCATCAACGTAATTAATTGCTGGGCCAGTGGCAAACTCAAGGGCTTTGAGTCTAATCGCTGGCTCACCTTCAACCAGATCAAGGCTCATAACTATCAGCTCATCGGTGAGAAGGGCGACCCTGCTCGCGCATCAACACCCATCCTGTTCTTCAATCCTGAGCAAGTAGACAAGTCCACAGGCGAGGTGACACACCACGCTATGTATAAAATCTACAACGTGTTCAACACTGAGCAGATTGTTGGCCTCAACATTGAGCAAGAGGCTGACTTCCAGCATGACCCGGCAGACGTTAGCGATGCCATCAAGATACCCAAGGCACTGGGCGTCAAGCTAGCAGGCGGCGAGCCATCCTTTAACCTGCTCACTGACACCATCAAAATGCCTGACCTCAACAAGTTCACCAGCGTTGAGGCATTCATGACCACGCTTGCACATGAGTGCGTTCACTCCACTGGTCACAAGAAGCGGCTTGATCGTGACATGACCGGAGGCTTTGGCTCTGCTGACTATGCCAAAGAGGAGCTGGTTGCTGAGCTAGGTGCCGCCTTCATTGCCGCTGAGTGGGGCTTGTCTTATTCCCTAGAGAATCATGCGGCCTACCTAACTAGCTGGCTCAAGGCTCTTGAGTCTGATCCCAAGTACCTAGTCGATGCCAGCAGGCTGGCTAACAAGGCAGTCAAGTTCATCTCTGAGCAGTTGGTTAACTGGGACATCCAGTCAGAAACCAGAGGCTCACTCGACGAGCTACTCCAGTATGACCCAGAGGAGAAGGTATATGCCTGAAGTCCGATGCGACATCTGCGGTGACCCAATGCACAAGCAGGCTGATCTTTATGCCTGCTATCCCTGCAAGAATCTGATCTGGGAATCCGAACTTCCACAATTTGAGGATGCTGTATGCCAGACCCAATCCACATCTACCCCCAACAACTCTTCACCGTGACGGTAGACACCAAGTTGCGTCATGACTACACGTTCCCTGCTTCGACTAACAGCGAGGCAAGGAACTACGTCATGGCGATGCTTCGCGACCCGGAGCAAGCCCACTATCTTGACGAGCTATGCACCAGCCACGCCGTCATTGACACCCATGTCGTAGCCATTGAGAGGTTAGATGACCATGAAATTTAGCAATGAAGTAAGCACCTGTATCCACTGGTTGCGAGGCAACCTGTACCCCAACACCTGTCGAGATGACTTCCTGTCTATGTTGATGGGGATGTACAAGCTCTCTGCTCAAGATGCGTGGACCGCTATGGCTGACGCTGAGTGGGCAGAGCAATTCAAAGACCAACCCGAAATCGCGCGCATTGCCGCACTCTAATTAGGAGATTCATTATGACTCGTTACATGGTTGAGTACCGCCGCCTTTGCCCCTTCACCAAAGAGATGAGGGATTGGAAGAACTATTACACCAGCGAGGACAAGATGTCCGCTATGGAGATGTATTGCCAGCATCTCACTCACCACTCTGACGAAGAGTGTCGCCTTATCTCGTTCAATGACGAGCCAACCTTCCACCACTTGTTCATTCCCCCCACTGACAAGGACTCTGATGACTCAGAAGAGGAGGCCGCATGAAGATCATCATTGACGTAGACCCCAGAGACATTGACTGGGGCAAGTCCACTGTTCATCAGACCCGTGAGCGTGGCCCAGATGATGCCATTTACACAGATGTCGAGGTCGATCTTGACTACTGCAACTGGCAGGGGCTACGCATCGTTGACTTCATTGATGTTGATGAGGCATGCGATTGGTTCCATGAAGAGGTAACCGAGGGGGCCGCCGCATGAGCGCCCCCGAGTGTGCCTACTGCAATGAACTCATCTGGCATAGCCGTGTCTGGTCACCGGACTGCCTGCCTGATGACATCCCTCTTAACTGGTGGGGCAAGGATGAAACCTCATACCACCCTTCCTGCTGGGAAACCATCATCCATGAGGCGAGGCAGGAGCTGGCCCTCAAGCATGGTGATGGCTGATGCGCTGGACCTATCGCAAGGCACTCAACAAGGGCTTTACCCCCTGCTGGTACATGACTGAACACGGCTCCCGCATTGCGTGGGTCGAGAAGACAGGAAGCAAGTGGATGTGGATTCGCTTTGCTTCCGACAACATCCGTAAGCGCCTGCCCCTTAGCGAGCAACGCTACATGACTCCCCTTAAATCCAAGCGAGGCTGAGATGTACACGATTGAGAAAGACATTCCCTACAAGCAGACCATATCTGCCTGCAAGTACCCAGAGCTACGTCAGCTCTGCAATGAGATGCAGGTCGGTGACTCCGTTGTTGTTGCCACTGTCAAAGAGGCCACTGCCCTTCAGATGTACATGCACCGGAGGCACATTCGCACCTGTGCTGACGGAGAGTACGGCCTTCAGATCAGCAGGCGCAAGCGTGTTGCTGATGACATGGGTAACACCCAAGGCTACCGGGTCTGGAGACTCGCATGAAACGCGAGACTGTTGACCAGTATCTTGCCCGTGGTGGACAGATCACAGTCATTGAGACTGGTCTGTCTGGCAAAGACATGTCCTCCCGCTATGACAGGAAGAAAGGGAGAGGCGTGAACATCACACTCAAAAAGGAGAGGCGGCATGCAGTTAATAACCCTGCCAACTCTTGAGGAGTACTACTCACACGCTGGTGCTTTATTAGCCAGCAACGTGAGATTCATCGGCACTACTGCCAACTTAACCCTAGTTATCTACAAGGAGATTGACCATGGATAACCTATCAAATACCGACACTCATTCTGACCGTTACTTGGATGCCATTGAGCGTCACGTTCCTATCCCCTCAGCTCAGCGGGATCGTGCTTCGTGGTCCAAGGTAGTTAATGCCATGGCTGTTGGTGATTCGATCATGTTCCCCAACCAGCGTGAGGCTCAAAACTTTGCCGCTGCCCTTCGTAATTACGGATACCGCAGTGTCATCCGCACCCAGAAATCAAGTGCGGTCAGAGTCTGGAAGATGGATAAGCGTCCATGCTGATATAATCTCTCCGCCCAACGCTTCTTTGTAGGCGTGTGACCCGGTTGCCAGCGTCCCGGGGGGCAAATCGCTGGACCCACTACTCTTGTCGGATGGCACACAGTCGCTATCCCCAACACCCTACTCCCTATTCAGCCTAGCTCCCCCTGCCGCAACCACCTACCCGGCAGAATGTTAGCACCCAACTAACCTACAATATTACCTTGTACTCTCCAGTACTCGGTGATAACGTAGCCTATGCAGTACTACAACAAGGAGTGAGTAATGAGCAAGAAAGACGATGGCGTAGTCAACATTCACGGTAAGACTTACCTGACTGTAGCTCGCCGCATTAATGATTTCCGTGCCGCACACGCTGACTACGGTGTACACACTGAGATCCTATCCATTGATGAGAACACGGTGGTATGCCGTGCCATCATCACTGATGCTGACGGACGCCAACTGTCCTCCGGCATTGCTGAGGAGCATCGCCGTGCTTCTAAGATCAACCAGACCAGTGCCACAGAAAACTGTGAAACCTCTGCTGTTGGCAGGGCGCTCGCCTTCCTTGGCATGGCTGGTACTGAGATCGCTAGTGCCGATGAGGTAGCTGGTGCTATCGCTCAACAGAATGGCGGCGGTGAGGAGATGGACTTCCTTGTGTCACACGCGAACGCTGTGCGTGAGAACCTTGAGGAGATTTACCAGATCAAAGCCGCTATCGCTAACGATGACATCATGACTGCCGCTGGTTACTACGCAGACATGGACAGGGATACCGTCACCGCCCTGTGGAGAGCGCCCTCTAAGGGTGGGATCTGGACTACTGCTGAGCGCAAGCTCATGCAGGCAGATGGTGACTTAGCCAAGTGTATTAAGAAGATGAAGGAGGACGCCGCATGAGCGACAACAACCAGTACGACAACACGCTCGTTCTGTTTAAGAATGAGAAATACGAGCAGGGAGGCAAGCACCCCATGTACAAGGGGAACGCTACCTTCCAAGGCACCAAGCTGAACTGCTCTGTCTGGCTCAAGGAAGCCAACGGTGAGGGCAAGCTAGAGAAAGGCACCAAGTTTTTCTCTGGTACCTTTGACGATTGGAAGCCAGAGGGTTCGTATCAAAACAACAAGGGTTCGGGGAAAGCGGACGAAGCTCCGTGGTCGGGCGATCAATCTAAAGGCGACGACGACATCCCCTTCTAAGCACTCACTCCTAAGAAGTGCGTTTGATTTTGCGGGGTTCCGGCCCCGCCTTTTTTTATGAGGAGTACCCATGTCCATCACGGAAAAGTTTGTACCACATGAGGAACTGCTGGAGCTGTTTGGTGTAGAGCGCAATGCTACGCTGATGAGGATGCTTGACCGCAACAACATTAGCTACATGACTAACTATAAGAAGCGCCCCCTCGTTCTCCGCAGTGACATCGAAGCCTTCAACCAGAAGACACCTGAATCAGAGGATGCCCCAACTACCACCGGGCCTATCCTTGAGTGGGAGGATTGATCATGCCACTAGACGCTACCGAACTCACATGCCTACAAGCTGTCCTCAAACACCAGATGGATGAGCTTGAGCGCGACCCCGATCTCTATAAGAACTTCTCTGCCCTATTCACCTTTGAGACTTTGCGCTGTATTGAGTCCAAGCTGAACGGCTACATCGTGTCGGGGGACTGGCTCAATGGATAATGTCGGCAGAGATGATGTCCTCCACGCCCTGAAATACTGCTATGAGTTTTACCGCAAACCCTTTGAGGACATAGACAAGCAGGTATGGGGCGGCATGATCCGTGACCACAACTACTCCTCCTTTCAGTGGAAGGAAGAGATCAGGAACTACATGGGCCGTGGCACCTTCTGCCCCAAGCCCAAAGAAATCCTTGGTGCGCTGGCTGAGAACCACGAACGCAAGGTCCACAAGGAGAGTCTCCAGATTGAGGAGATGGTTGATGACTGCCCACCTGAGATTCGCAAGGCGTGGTCCCATTGGATTCCTGTCTTCCACGGTCAAGCCCTACCCTTTGACAGCACCAATGAAGAAGCTGATGAGGGGCTGATTGAAGCATGGCTACTGCTGGTTAATGAGGAAGCCAAGCGGGTTAACTCCCCTGAGTCCATACCAGATGACTTCAAGATGAAGGAGATATGGGGTGCCTGAAGGACAAACGTGGACAGTCAGCGACAAGAACACCCAAGACTTCTTCATTGCCTACATCAAAGATCAGGTGGAGCAGGGTGTTGTTCGCGTGTACACCATTCAGAAAGCAGATAGGACGTTCAAGCAGAACAATGCACTGCACCTGTTGTTTACTCGTTTAGCTGATGGCCTTAACGATGCTGGATTTGGCATACCACATCCTATGAACAGCGAGATGGAGATGCCCTATTCGCAAGAGAGCGTAAAGACACTGCTGTGGACACCCATCATTCAGTCTATCTACAGCACCACACGCTCATCCCACCTAGATACTGAGCAACTAAGCCACGCCGCCGAAGTAATGATCGACGCTGTGAACCTATCCACCGGGGTTTATATCCCCTTCCCATCCCATAGCCTCTAGGAGTCCCTGTATGGCCCGTCAGCGAAAGAAGTGGATTGACCTATACCCTGAGTTGGCAAAGGACTCAGAGGCTCTCATCAGCATTGTGCTGGTCATGCTGGCTGTGGTGCTACTGGAGTGCAGTACCTATGTATGAGCTGGAGTGGGCCATCTTCATGACCGTCTTCCAGTTTGTGTTTGTTGGCTGGTGGCTGAGACATCAATGGATTAACAGGAGTAGTAACAATGGCCGTTAAACGTGAGGCTTGTGACAACTGGTTCAGCAAGTGTGTGCGTCACAGAGATCAGCACCGCTGTCAGTATTGTTTTAACGAGGGTACAGATTGCGCGCACATATACGGGCGAGCAAAGAAGTCAGTCAGGTGGTCAATGGATAACGCTGTGACCCTGTGCCGATACCACCACCAGTGGTTTGGTTCTAACCCGGTGGCCTTCACCGATTGGCTGACCAAGATTTATGGCGAGGGTCACATGGACATCCTCCGTGAGAAAGCCAACGCCACCCTCAAGACCAACAAGCTACTGCGGAAAGAGATCAGCGATCACTACCGGGCTGAGTTCCGCATGGCTGAAGCCGACCCCAAGTACGACATAGTGAGTTACAACTAATGAACAGAAGCGAAGAGATTGCACAGCAGTGCGCCGATTACCACGCCAAACACCCCGAGGTATGGGATATGTTTGTGGACTTCACCCTACAGATGGTGAGGAGAGGCTTTCATAACTACAGTATCAAGGCCATCTTTGAGCGGATCAGGTGGGAGAAAGACGCAGGCGGTGATGGGGAAACCCAGTTCAAGATCAACAACAACTACGCCCCGTACTACGCTCGCCGCTTTATGAAGATGTACCCTGCACACGATGGGTTCTTTCGTACACGCAAGCTAACAACGGAGGACAAGCCAGCTACGCACCTACCAGAGCTGACGCCTGCCCACTTCAACTAATGTTCCACGTGGAACGTCACTTGCGCTTGGGGCCGTAGCCTCTCCCCTTACCATAGCTAGACTTGGCCTTACTCTTACCGTCACGCCGGGTGGTATCCCATGCCCCACCCTTGGGTGGTGTGATGTTCCGGTGGGTTGCAACGATCTTATCCCCGCCCCGCTTCTTCTTGGCCCTTGCCTCAGACGCAGAGTTAGCAATGATCCCAGTGTTGCGGCCTTCAAAGAAGTACCTGTTAGCCATTAGCGTTGTTCTCCCGGTCTGATGGTAGCCTCAAGGTTAGCCAGTGGGTCAGGTATGAGGCCAGTGTTCTCCTCTACGTTCTGCAAGGCGTTGAGTGGCTGACGCAGTGTTGGCACCTCATCAATGATCTCTGTCCTAAACTGCTTAGTGGGGTCAGTAGCTCCCTGATACATTGACTTGCCTATGTCCATGATCCTGCTAGCTGGTAGCGGGAACAGGGACTCAGCAATCACAGGGATAGGGCCGGACTCCATGAGCCTGCCATACTGGTAGTCATTCAAACCAACCGTGTTCAGTGTCAGGGTAGACAGTACTTGGTCCGCCGCGCTCACTAGGAAGCCGGGGAAGGAAGCCTCACCGTCACCAAACACCCACTGCCTAGCCTCATTCAGCAGGCCAAATGACCCTGCCGCCAGTGCTATGTACCGTGCGAAGTACTTGATTGCCTCATCTGTCCTGCCAGCCGCCATGTGAAACATGATCTCTCTGAGTATCAGAGCCTGCTGTTTGATAGCAAAGCCCCTGAGCGCCCACATAGGACGTAGGTTGGGGTGTCTAGCCCATGCCGCAGGTCGGCCCATACCACTAATCAACTGCTGTTGACCCAGCCCGGCAAAGCCCAGCTCCTCCAGTAGCTCACCAGCCCTGCCGCTGTACTTAGTAAAGTCACCGCCGTGCTTCATCAGCTCCCGGTTAATGATGTCTAGCTCAGCACGGTTGAAGTAGAAGCCCCATGCCTTAGCCAGCTCACCCTTAACAAACTGATCGGACTTCTTCTTCCACTTCCGCTTGCTGTCCTTAGCCGCCAGCTCTGCGGCATTGTTCAGCACAGCCTTGATAGTCCCAGACTTACCCATGTTATCCATGGCGGCAAAGCCAGAGCCTTTCATCAGCCAGTCAGTGCCAGTACGCATAGCGTCAGCGATCATCTGCTCAAGGCCATTACGATCAGGTGAGTAAACATCGATCACCTTGTTCATAAATTCGCCCACGTTCTGGTCAATACCACGGGCGCGTACATCGTACCGGGGCTGGGTAACCCCCTTCAGTGTGTTGCGTAGCCCGTACTTAACGCTGGCAACCATAGGATCGTGCAGGTTTAGGAGCGCAGACATAGGGCCAGCCAGTGTGGAGGCATAGCCAAAGCTGTTTAGCGCCTGTATCCATGCGGCAGGAGAACGTATCTGGCCTACCAGATTCTCTTTGATGAACGCAGTGCCGCGCTTAGCAAGGTCAGGGTCAAGGCCCATGTCGATAACGTGCTGTTCCATGGTGGCAAAGTAGTCATCAGCAGTCTTCATGTTCTTGACTTGGGGCATGTTCATCTTCCGGGCAATCTGAACCAACCGCTCGTTGTTCATAATGCGGCGGAAGTTAGTAGCCAGCACCGGATCATAGTCAGCAGGGTCAACATCCCCGTCCTTGTAGTTACCACGACTGCGGCTCAACATGCCGGGATCGTCAGGCAGGTCCATGTCCCTGTCGAGATTGCCCTTCTCAGCCTTGGCCTTCTTGGATAGCTTGGTACTCAGGTAGCTAGGCAGGCTGTACTTGCGGCCCGTGATCTGCTCAATGTGTGATTGGTTCTTGATGTTGGCCCACTCAATGTGGCGGCGGGTAGCATCAGCCATATCCTGACCCAGCTCCTTCTGTACAAAGGCAACAACCTCATCAAGGCTAGACTCACCCTTGGCGTAGTCCAGCAGTAGCCCGTGAAACTTCTGGTTACTCTCCTCTAGGTCCAGCACCTTAGCGACAGGATCAACGAACTCGGTTATCTCTCGGGAAAGGAGACGCAAGGCTGTCTCGTCGCCAACCTGAACACGCGCACCCCACTCCGGGCTGAAGTCCACCATCAGTCTGTCACTGATACCCAGCGCCAGATCCTTGTACTTCTCTACTGTCTTGTCCCAGACACCCAGCATTCCCTCTCTGGCCGGGCCTTTCTTAGCCAGCTTGGATTCATTGAAGGTATCTAGGTAGCTGAATGGAGCAGGGCCAGTAGGCATCTTCCCACCCAGCATGGCCTCCATGACCCCATCTTCTTCCGGTGCGAACTTGGCGTTCTGTGCTTCTTGTAGCGCCTTACCGGACTGCCGCCGTATCTCATTAACAACCTCGGCGTTCTCCATGCCAGAGATCATCAGGCTCTCATCAGCGGCAGAGCCTATCTGCATGTTGAAGTCAGGCTTGGCAAACCAATCAATGACCTTACCCATCGTCAGTCCAGCAAGGGTACCGACAACCACCTCGTCAATACGGGAGTCACCCTCCCCGGCACCAAAGCCCCAGAACCCACCCTCTATAGCACCAAGGGTAGTGTTACTAGCTGGCCCAACCTCTGCTTTTGTACTGCGCTCAGCCAAGGTTTTCTTGTTAACCGGGAACACCTTGCCGTTGGCGTCCTTGATGACCACCTTGCCATTACCCAGATCGTCAACAACACTGACGTACCGTGGCGTCTCATCGGTGTACTGTCTCAGCTTACCGCTTTGATAGCGTAGCTTTGTCTTGGGAGCGGGCGTATACAAGACACGCTCAAGGGGATCGTCTTGCCCCTTGCGAAGTCTGACTGATTGACCCAGCTTATTAAGCCCCTTTGATCCAGCTTGTAGGGCTTTGTACCCCTGAATACCGGGGATAATTGAGGCCGCTAGCTCTGCTGTCAGAGAAGCATCAGGGTTCATCTCTTTAAATTCGTTCTGCTCAGTGCGGTACTGGGTGCGAGCAAGGTCGTAAGGCATGCCAGTTGTTCTGGCTTTGAGCCTAGCATCTAGCTCGTCGTACAGATTGAAGGTAGCGCCCTCCATTATGGACCGGGTGATCCCCTTGCGGAACTTCTGATCCCGCTCGCTCTTGATCCTCGCGCCCTCAAAGACCGCCTCCATGTTCAGCGGCATATCCAGTTTAGGTATCTCTACGGGGGCGGATCTAACACCAGAGAATCCACCCCAGCCTTGGTTCTTCTCAGCCACAGGCTCAGGGTCTTCCTCAGTAACCTCAGTTGTAGGCTCCTCAACAAGAGCGTTAGGACCGGGGGTGTACTTCTCTACCTCTGGGAGCCTCTGCTCAGCATTAATGATGCTGTCCTGTATAGAGAACAGGGTGCTTTGGATGGCAGACTCTGACTCGTCCGGCGTGAGTTGAACAGTTTGGGCCGGTTCTTCCTCCTTCTTCTGTGGTATGGGGACTTGCCCACGCTGGGTAGGGATTATTTCCTCTAAGTCTGGCGCTGTCTCACGCTTAGGCTCCATTACGCCAGCCTGCATTGCCGCTAATTCAGACTCTATCCTTGGCTCAGATTCCGGCCTGACCCGTGGCTTTGGGGCCGGAGCTGGCTGTTTGGGCTGTGGTATAGGAACCTGACCACGCTGAGTAGGGATGATCTCCGTCAGATCCGGGGCAGTTTCCTTGGGCTTAGGCTTGGGCTGGGGGTTAAGAATCCCGTCCTGTATAGCTTTCAGGGAGCTTTCAATACTTGTCTCTGACTGAGCTGGCTTCTTCTTATCAGTGAAACCAAAGGCAGTCCCCTTGAGGCTGGGCTGAGGAACGGTGACCTTCTCTCTCTTAGGGACGGAGACACCCAGACTAGCCAGCATCCCCTCTCTTTCAATCTCCTTGTTAGCCGTATCAAAGTCAAAGTCACTAGCACCAAGAGGGGTTGACTCGGGGGCATAGTCCTCAATGTTTAGATTGCCTAACTGCTGGGCCTCTACACTGGGCTTGTCCTCTGGGTCATTGAGGTCGGTGTACTCCTCAACCACAGGCTCAGGCTCAGGCTCTTTGACAGGATCTTCGTCAATAACCTTGACTACCTTGTCTGCGTTCTTCTTGAACTCACGGTTAACAACAAACCGGGTGATCAGGTCAGGAGCGCCAGCGTAGTGAACGTCATAGAACAGATCGACACCCGCATCCTCTAGGTCACCAGTCCAAGCGGGGACAATCTCCTCGTCCTTTCCCCTAGCGTGAGTGCCAACAACCAGCAGGATCTGTTGCTGTAGGTCAGTCAGCCTGCGAGGGTCACGGTCATCACCAGCTTTATACTCAGACTCAGCCCATACTGGTAGCTTCTGGTCAACATCCGCTAGCGCGTTCTTATAAGACTGTAGGTAGCTCTTATAAGTGGCGTCAGTGAACTGGTAGTTACCCTTAGCAGTGGTCCCATCCTCGTCACCAACGCGCTCTTTGTTGCTGGTTTGCGTCCCGCCGCTTGACTCAACGTTCTTGACCGAATCAATCCACAGCAGGATGTTGTCCTGTGTCAGGTGGGGGTCAAGTCCCAGCATCTCCAAGGCCCGTACAACAGCAGGGTCATTGAATAGTGGGTTGAGATCCTTTGCCCGTAGCTCGCTAGCCAGTATTTCACGCATGGATTACTTCTTCTTCTCGCCTATGATTAAGTCTTCAAAGTTGAAAGGGATGCCAGCCATAACTCGCGCTTCGATGGTTGCGGCAATCTCATCGCCCACCATCTTCTTAACAGTATCCCACTCGCCGCCGTCCTGAGCGTTCATAATCATACGCATCTGAGGCGTAAGGCGTATGCCTGTCTCTGGATCGCGCTCTAGTCCGCCCTTGTTAGTCATCCACCAGCGGTTGTCAGTGGTAAAGAAATCATACACCTGAGTGAGCTTCTCGTCGTAAACCTCTCTAGCCTGATCCTCAATAACGTCCGTGAACTCCGCTCTGCCGGGATCATCTGCAATCTGCTCTGCCACATACGACTCAACAAACGCAGACTCTCGCTGGTTCATCTGACGGTTAAACTTCTGGATGCCCTGCTTGCGCCTGATGTCTAGGGTGTTGCTGGCCTTGCTCCAAGCGGGATCTGACAGGGTGGGGGCTATATCCTCCATAGCCGAATACAGCTCAGTCACGTTGTTGAAAGTCTCAATGCCGTTGTCAGCCATGTAGCCAGCCAACGCCTTCTGCATTTCAATGTAACGCTCCTGCCCCTTGAGGCTGTCATCCATGAGGCTGTGGAAGCTATTAGCCTCAAACAGACCCTTGGTGTCTTTCATGTTACGGAAGCCAGTGAGCGCCTTAGCCGATGGTATGTCGGTATTACCAATGGCCTTTAGCTGTATAGCGTCACGCTCTTTGATCGCGCCAACAATGCGGCCCGTGATCTCTGCCAGCTCGCCCGGCATCATGGTGTCGCCAGACATAATGCGGTCATACTCCTGTAGGAGCTGAGCTATCTTGGCGTTCTTGACCTCTGGCTCTTCAGCGGCAGGATCTACATACGCCGCCAGACTTGCCTGATTGTAGTAGTAAGGGGTCAGTACCCGCTTGGCATTGGTGGCGGCAAAGACATCTGCCTGCTCCTTTGCAGCTCTCTCTTTATCTAGGAAGCCCACAGCATAAGCCCTGATAGTAGGCTCAATGTTTTCGGGGATCTTAGCGGGGTCAAAGTAACCCCTTTGAACCATGCCCTGCACCAAGCTCTTAGCGTCCTGCTCATACTGCTTGTCCTGTGCAACCCTCTGGGCGGTGTCAACGCTCATCATTGTCTCTTGCAGGCGGTACTCAGCAGTCGCTATCTGCAAAGACTCAACCCTCTCCGCGTAAGGACGCCGGGTTATATCGTAAGCATTCTCCTCAAGCTGGTCTTCCTGTAGCTGGATGGCATTCTCGGCAGACTCTACAGACATCTTCTCTTTCTGAAGATCCCTGTATGCCGCCGCAGTTTCTGGGTCAGCCTCAAGGTAGGCCAGCGCCTTCTCCAGCTTTGGCTTGCGGGGGTCTTCCTCAGACATATCTGAGAGCCAGCCCCTGTACTTATCAATGGCCTCGGCACCCTTCTTGGCCTTTGCAGATACTGCGGTAGGCATTGCTGTACTCAGGGCCGTCAGCTTTGCAGTGACATCCTGCACCAGACCAGAATCACCAGCCGCGATAGCCGCATCTAGCTGTTGCTCAAGAGACTTCCTGTTAAGAGTGAGTGCCGCTGTGTCGCCAGCCCCGGCCAAAGCGTTAGTACTGCTAGAGATTTTGCCTGCCGCGCCTGCAATCTTGGCCCTGTTAGCTTCCTTCTTGTTAGCCGTTTCAGTCTCTCTCTGCTTGTAGCCGAGCGCCATGTACTGCTTGGCCTCGTCATCATAGCCATTACGCTTGGCCCACTGAGAGTAGGCAAGGATGCTCTCAGAGTCATCCATGTCGATAGCTGGAGCCATAGACCGTTTGAAGTTATCGGTATAAATGCTCGCAGTCTTATCGCTAGCGATACCTTCATTGATCTGCTGAAACATCCCCGATAGGTTCGGGGCTACGTTACGTCCTGCCATTGTTTCGCTCCTTAAAGACTGTTGTAGTTAACAGTCAGATAGCCGTGCCTGTCAGTGCCAACAGCAGGGTGGTCGCCCAGCTCTTGAGCAATAACACCCATGCGGACCTGATGGTCAACACCGATTTCTCTGGCCTTGTCATTCCAATCCCATGTGTACAGGCTCAGCCCGTTGTCCTCACCTACCTTCTGGACGTTCTCCTTGAGGCGGATATCAGAGGAGCTAGGATTAGACCAGCCTCCCCCGGTCAGCCCGGTGTACAGCCAATCAAGACCGCCTGCCGCACTGCTAAGCACACCGCCAAGGCCGCTTAGACCAGAGCCATCTGATCCCTGCGAGCCACCAAGGTTGTTTAGGATGGCGCTCATTAGCTGTGCGCGAGACTCGTTTGCTACCTTCTGAGCATTGACGTTGTTGCCCATGCCACCCAATACCATCTGGCTGAGGAAGCCTTTGCCTGTGAGCTGACCCTGCTGAGCCATCTCTGCACCAGTGTTGCCCTGCTGGAGGATCTGCAACTGCATATCCATAGGCAGATAGCTGAGCTTCTCCATGTCCATGCCAATGCCGTACTGGTTCTGGCCCAGCTCTGCGTACTGCTGGCCTAGCTGACCCAAGCCCTGCGCTCTCTGGTTACCGAGCTGACCAAACTGGCTAGCCATCTCACCAAACATGCCGCGCTCTTCTCTAGCAAGGTCCATTGCACTGACGCCTGCCTCTCTGCTGGCCTGCGCTCTGGCCCTAGCCATTGCCGCATCCTCAGCAGTGCCGCCGTACTGTGTGCCTCTAACACCGCCGCGACCCATAGCATACTCTTGAGCCTGCTGATTTGCCTGCTGTCTGTTTAGCTCTGGATTCTGGAGAGCCATGAGTCGGTCATACATCTCCTGCTCACGACCAGAGGGGTCAGCCATAGCTCGATTCATGGCCTGCTGTACATTGGTCCCGGTGTTGTAGTTGCCGTAGGCGCTAATAGCGTTACGGAATGTGTTATCAGCGTTGGTCAGAGTATTGGCACCATTCGTAAGCAGGCCATCACCACCGTTCTGATACAGGCTGTCAGGACCAACGCCAAACGCCATATTGAACTTGCCGTCTGCATTAGTAGAGCCTGTGGTAGAACCTAGCCCGGTGCTGATCCCGTAGCCCTTGAACTGGGAGCCGCTATCAAGGCCGGTGCCTTGCTGGAATGCCCAGTCATTAAGGTAGTTGCCCAGATTCTCCATCCGGTCAGCCGCCGCTAGGCTCTGGTCTATAGAGTAGGCAGAACCTGCCAACCCAAGGGCGTTGTTAATGGCGCTTCCGCCACCGTCATCAAGCCAATTTTGAATGCCGCCAAAAATGCTCATGCTAAATGCTCCTATTAAGCCGTTAATCTGCCGACAGCAGAATTGATGTCAAATTCTTGTAGGGCGTAGCGCCCACCTTGCACCTTGATCTCCAGCCCAACCCTGAATAATTTGCCGGAGCCAAGTGTGTTGATTTTGTAGCCGTTGTAGAAAGAATCACCTTGGTAGTACCAGCCAGCTAGATCAGCATCGCCGTCCTCAGTGAATTGATGAATGTTGTAGCGGGACTCCCCGGTGACTTCGATGTTGAACTCACGGTTCGCCATCATCTTGTCTGAGAAACCCCAGAGCGCATTGGCCGCACCGACAACCTTTTCTCCCATGCAGACAAAGAAGATCGACTTGGGCATTACCGTCTGCATTGACTGACCACCCAGAGCCATAGCCTGACTCTCGTAACGGAATATGAACGGATTGATCTCACCGTCCTCATCATGCTCCGTATAGCCATCGTACTTGAGCAGGCCGCGACCCGGCTTACCGGCCAAGTAAACAACATCACCGCCTTCCATCTTGCATTCGGTGGTGTCGTTCCAGAAGCAGTTAGTCCAGCGGGTGACCTTGAAGCCCCCTGTCTTGGATGGCATGTTCAGGTGGAATACATAGGCCAGTCTTAGGCCACAGCAGAGCATAACTGCTATGGATTTAGACGGTATGTACTCCATCTTTATGCCTGACCAGCGGGGATCTAGCGCAATCTCTTGGGTGATTACCTCTTGGATCTCACGCCGGACGTTAAGGCTGGCTTCCTGTATGGGGTTGGACTTCTCTTGCACAACCCGGCCAATGGTCCTAACGCCAGACTCGTCCACAAACATAACGTCCGTGCCGATGTTGCATATTGCATCCCGGCGAACTAAACCGACATTTGATATTGCGTCCTGTAGCTTAATGCCGTTCTCGCCAGCAGGATCACCGGAGTCAAAGCCAGTGTAAATAAGAATACTGTTGCGACCAAAGACCAGCAGAAGGCCATTGTGAGCGTGGATGTTAACAATGCTGTCAGCCTCGACAGGCCAGTACTCTCGTACATCAATGATTCCCCCGGTGTTGAATGTCTCGCTCTCTGTGTCTGAAGCGTCATACCACTGAGTCTCATCTAGCAGGCTAGAGTAGTGGATCTCATGGTAGTTGTTGTTAACACCAGTAACCCAGAGCCGACCATAGGCAGAGATAGCTATATCACCATCAATGGCGGTGACCTTATTGCCGTCTATATCCTTCACATCAGCATCTACAGGGACAAACTCTTGGTCATTGTCTAGGCGACAGAAGGGCTTGCCCTTGGCGAATAGGAATGCGTTGTCCTTGAAGTCCACTATGTCTGCGGTCTGCAAGTCTTCTACATACCCAACCGGGAGGGTTATATCCCTCAGCTCACCATCAATCTCCATGGCACAGCCGTATGTAGCCTGATCCGTGATCTCTAGGGATCTGCCCCTGTCTACAGGTACGCTCTTTCTGTCACCTGTGGGGATCATGTTGAAGAACTGAACCTCTGTGGTTTGGCCTTCCCTGTACACAAAGATTGGCACCTCTCTGTTAGTGCCGTGTATAGGGTCTACAGAAAGGGCGTGAGTCTTTAACCGGATCAGCTCAGGGTTCAGCTTATCGCTCATGGTCAGGTAATCAGAGAAGGCCATCCTAGTAGTCAGCCTGCCTATCTGATCAACCACACAGTTATCAGCAACCAGAGCAAACTCAGGGTCACTATTGATTGGCGACTGCTCAGTATTCAGCCCCTGATAGCCGGGACTTCTGATCGCCACTTGCTGTACAGGTTGCGCCATTACACTACCGCCCAAGTAATTTCAGTGGGTGAGAGCCTTGCGTCTAAGGCTATTGCGTCAGATATGTACTGCTGAGCCATGTTAAACAGCTCCTGTGCCGTCTGGCCCCCTACCTCTCCACGCTCTCTAGCCGCTAAAGCCAGTGCGTAGTATATAACTGGCTGGTCTGGGAGTCTTAGCTCATCTGTGTCTTGAGCCAGATCAGGAAGATTCCTATGACCCAGCACTGAAATGCCATATACCCCATCAGGTATGGGGTCAAAGCGGAGCATAATATTTCCAGCGTCATCGGTTCCTTCCCAAGCCCAGCGCCACGGTGATCCCTGCCTGCTCCCTATAACAGCCCTGAGATCCCATTGCTCCATGTGTCTGATAGCATCATCCCTGCTGACCTCAGTAATACGCGCCCCATTCCTTGTCTCATCAAGGATATAACCAGCTCTGCCCTCTACCGTGCCAAACTGCCATACGTTCCGTGTGGCATTCCAGCTATGAGCGGACTCTACATGGCGCTTAGCATCGTTTACGAAGTGCTTTACTACGTTGACCACAGGGTCATCCATCGTCCTCACAGTGACCGTCTGAGGCTCTCTGAGGCGGTCTAGCACCCCGTTTACTAGCTGTAAGTAATTCATCGCTTATTCATCTCCGTCCTAATGCCGTCTAGGAATCCCCTGACAGGTCGATTTGTGGGTTTCTTGCCCTTATATCCGGGGCCGGGATCTACAGGAAAGAGGCCACCAAAGGTAGGGTTGTAACCGCCGCCACCACTGCCAAGAAGGAAGCCACCAGCACTATTGCCACCACCGTTGCCATCTCCAATGCCATCTCCATCCCCATCTCCATCTCCATCACCGGTACCGTCACCATCTCCAGTACCGTCACCACCGCCAGTGTCTCCAGCAACACAGTTGCCAGTAGCGTCAATGGTTCCAGCCTGTCCGTTCTGAAGGGTGCAAGACCCGCCTACGCCCACAGCTATACAAGTGCCTGTCTCATCAACGACCCCTGACTCGCCATTCCTAAGCACACAGGCATCTCCGGGCTGGACGCCGCCATTATCTACGTCATCGCCACCGTCATCATCACCGTCACTGTCATCGTCAGTATCGCCGTCATCGCTACTGCCGTCATCGTCATCGCCACCTCCGGTATCATCACTGCCACCGCAGAACCTATCCCAAGCCTGAGTCTCAAATGTGTACTCACCATTAGGACCGAGAGGGCGCTCCATGTCGCAATAGCCTTCATCTCCGGGCTGAAGCGTGGTGTCAGTGCCATCATCGCCACCACCATCATCACCGCCACCGTCATCACCGCCGCCGCAGTATCTATCCCACGCTTGAGTTTCAAAGGTGTACTCACCGTTTGGCCCTGTCGGACGTTCCATGTCGCAGTAGCCTTCATCCCCCGGCTGTAGGGTGGTATCACCGCCGTTATCGTCGCCACCGTTACTGTCGCCACCACCTACGTCCTCAAACGCTACGCACACCCCATCGGGGTACTCAAACCCAGAGGGGCAGGAGAATGAAGGCATCTGTGTAGTGCGGTCAGGAGCAGTACATACGCCGTCCTTTATAGTCCCCGTAGAACCATCAGACAGAGTGCATTCATCGCCCTCGCTAGGCGTAGTACCAGTGTCCGTGGTGTCATCGCTATCATCGCTATCATCATCGCTGTCATCATCATCATCGCTGTCCGAATCATCGTCATCATCGTCGCCTGCGGCTGAGGCATCAATAGATGGCGTGATGTCACAGACAACAGCGCCAGAGGTGGGGCTTTCAACGTATACCCCATCGTATGAGCCTATAGCACAAGGATCACCAACGGCGGTGTCATTGAGATTGTCCTCAATCTCATTGCGGCTTTCTAGGATGTCTTGATATATCTGTGAAGGTGAGTCACCCAGATCCAGCAGGCGCTCAGCAAATGCCCTCTCCTCATCTGTCAGGTCAGGGATCTCATCCATCCAAGCCTCAAACTCTTTGGCTGTGCCATCATAGTAATCCAGCTCATCCTCATACCGCTTGATCTCTTGGCCTGTGTCCTTGTTCCGCCAGACAAAGTAACGGCGGGGATTGGTGGGGTCAGAGCGATCCATGAACGTCCCGCCGTTCTCCCAGACACCGTTCTCATCAAGTAGTTTTACATCCCCGTTATAGATAACCAGCTCGGGGGAACTCTCATACATGGTGTCGATAACGTCTTCACTGTAGATCCCGCTGTAGTCATCCCGCGCCTGAATGGTCTTCAAGTCTTCAAGGGTGTAACCCTTTGAAAGCCACTCATCCAGCATTGCCTGACTGTACTCAGAACCAGTTAGACCGCTATTCAGAGCGTTTTCCTTAGCTTCGTTCCATGCTTCC